AAAATTATTTCCAACTAATTGAACATTAGTATAAAATCTCATCAGGCAATCAAATCAACATACTCAGATAGTATAGCAGCAGTTGGGGTAACTATGGTGAGAATACTATCAGAATGTATCATCATTTCATTTTGTGAAGTAAAGTCTAACCATGTTTCTAACTTATATTCATCAGATGATACAACCATCTTAAATGGTTTGATTAACTTGCAATCAGGGCCACCAAGTTCTGTATCAACTTCCATAATCTGCGATATTATAATATCACCATTCTTAAGTAATAGACATTTAATAATCTGATCCATTTACCTTCTCCTCATACATTTTTTTGACACTATCTATTGGTTCAACTAATGCGACCACTTGATTTACAGATACTGGAACATCATCATCTTCACTCACTATAATCCATTTCGTTAGTGAAATTTCAACTGATGTTTTAGCATCTTGCTCCTCTGTAAGATATACAGGTGAGTTAACTACTAACTTATGTGGTTGTTTAAACAGATATGCGATTGGTCTATCTTCAGATACAATCTCTTTCATTTCTGCAATGATTTGTTCACCTGATTGTAGAACTGCAACTTTAATTGACATGTCTAGTAATAATAATATGGTAGATTCCTATAGCCGCTTATGCTGAACCTACCAAAGGGCATAACCGCAGCCAGTATTTCTCTGACTCTTTTATTATATCACAACCTGACGATTAGTCAAGCAAAAATAAATGAACTTATTGATGGTGTACAGATAAGATATATTCCGATTATTGCAACGAAGGCAGCGTGGTTCATGTGAGTAAGTATTTTTACTTATTTATAATCTTACCAATTGTAAACGATTTGTAACCAAACGCATCTATCGTATCATGTGCATCCCCTTCAGCATGCTCTGGAACTACAATACAATAACCTATACCCATGTTAAAAGTTTTTATCATTTCTGCGTGTGATATATCACCTGCTTTCATAATATCATGAAAAATTTTTGGATAAGTCCATAGATCATAGTCAATATCTGCTATCAATCCATCAGGTATGCATCGTGGTAAATTTTCTGGTATACCTCCACCAGTAATGTTTGCCATACCTAAAACTGGAACTTCATTCAATAATTCATTTACAACAGAGGTATAGATGTGGGTAGGTGTTAGATATTCTTCGGTAATTTTTAATTTGCCTTCACGAGCTAGATGATTTACTAAACTGTAACCATTACTGTGAATGCCACTACTCTCAATTCCTATAACAATATCACCTGCTTGAATGTCAGAACCATCTACAATATCGTTTTGTTCAACTATACCTGTAGTAAATCCTGCAAGGTCAATGTCAAATGTCATAGGATGTTCAGCAGTTTCCCCACCTATCAGTTCAACATTTGCCAACTCACATCCTTTTATGATACCTATCATGATGTCATCAACGACAGAGTGAATTGTGTTTAGTGAAATATAATCTAAAAAGTATAATGGTTTTGCACCACAAGTGATTACATCATTTACACACATGGCAACAAGATCAATACCAATAGTTGTATAATCTCTTAAACGACTACAGATACAAATCTTTGTGCCGACTCCATCAGCACCAGAAACTAAAATAGGTTCCTCATATCCACGAGGAACCTTAAACATACCACCGAAACCACCGATGGTAGGAACTTTTTCTTTTAGTCTTTCAACGAAAGCATTACCTGCTTCGATGTCAACACCTGTTGACTTATAGGTAGTTTTTTCTTGCATGATGTTCTGGAACTACTTTACCCAACTTGACGGTAAGAAGTCCATCCTTGAATTGAACCTCTCTGACTTCAACATCGTCTGAAAGTGCCCATTCTCTTGTGAAAGATCTTTGAGCCAGTCCTTGATGGACATACTCGGATGATGTCTCTTT